CGCGGCCGGGCAGGGTGCCCCTGCACCCTTGAACTCGTAGCACCCACCGAGCCCTCACCGGTTCGAGCACGCGACGCCGGAGGCGACACACCGGCGACCCCACGGCCCGCAAGGGCTGCACGCGTGTCGCAGCGAAACAGCGGCGGAGCAGCAAACCCCGTTTCGCACCCGGTGAGGTTCCCATGGCCACCGTCGATTGGGCCGCAGTATCGGCCAACATCGCCAAGAAGTTCGACGACGAGATCACCCGTCACATCAACCGCTCGACCCCGCTGTTCAACATCTTCGGGATCAAGCGCGCGACCAACGGCGTGATCCAGTGGTCGAACACCTTCAACACCAGCCCGCCCACGGCGCCCATCGCCGAGGGCGCGCCGGTCTCGGTGTTCAACACCGACGTCAAGCGGCCCGCGCTGCTCGACTACACCACCTACCACGACGCATTCGAGATCACCGGTCTCGCGATGGCGCGCGCGCTCGCCTCGGGCAACCCGGCGGCGCTCACCGACCTGTTCCGCGAGGAGATGATGGAGCTCATCCCCCGCCTCGCGCTGAACGTGGCGGCGGACATCTACTCCGGCACCGGCGCGTCGGACGAGATGATGGGCTTGGTCGCGACCAACGGCGGCATCCGGTCGACCGGCACCTACGCGACCATCGACCGCGCGACCTACACGCAGTGGGCGGCCACCGAGCTCGCCAACGGCGGGGCGCTCCGGCCGCTCACCACCAAGCTCCTCGGCACGGCTCGCCAGTCGGTCAACGCCGCCTGCGGCTACGACCCCGACTTCTACGTCTGCAACCCGCAGGTGTGGGAGTCCTACGGCCTGTCGCTCGGCGACAAGCGCCGGTACATGGAGGAGATCACCGTCGGCGGCCGCGTCGTGAAGCTCGACCCGGGCTTCCGCGCGATCAACTTCGACGGCGTGCCGCTGATCAAGGACATCAGCTGCCCGACCAACGACCTCATCGGTGGCCGCAGCGAGTACCTGGATCTCTTCCAGCTGCCGCACCCGAACGAGGTGGTCACCCAGGCCCGCGGCTACGTGGACCTGAAGGGCACCGCCGAGTCGCAGTTCGGCGAGACCTCGACCGGGCTCCGCGCGCGCGTCCAGGCGCTCCCCCCGGCCGGCGACAAGTACCCGTTCGCCGTCTACGTCTACCCGCAGGTCCGCGTCCGCAAGCCGAACGCGTTCGTGCGCATCACCGACCTCGACCCGAACGGGTAGTCGAGGAGCGCCAGGAGGGCACCCATGGAGCACGTGAAGGCATACTACCGATTCCGCAACAACTCGGGCCGGCTGCTCCGGCTCGAGTTGGACCAAGGCCCGGTCGAGCTCGAGCCGGGGGCGGACATCGATCTCCCGGCGGGCTACGCCCTGCCGACCCCGGGCGCCGGCCAGATGATCCGCGCCTCGGTCGTCGAGACGACCTGGCCCGGCCTCGCCCCGGTCGACCCGCTGCCCAGCTACACGGACAGCGAGGGCCGCAAGCGGCCGGTGCTGTTCCGCACCCCGACCCCGCAGAAGGGCAAGACCACCCGCCCGGCCGTGCAGCGCATCGCCGCGGCGGCCCCGACGGCGAGGGAGCTCGCCGCGGAGCAGGCCAAGGCGGAGGGCGCGAAGGTGCGCCAGGCGGCGGCCAAGGCCAAGGAGGCGCCCTCGGGCGACTAGTCCATGGCGCTCAGCGAGACGGAGAAGGCGCAGATCCGCATGTACCTCGGGTGGTCCCAGCGCCACTTCCAGGACAACCCCCGTCTCGAGATGGCCTTCTCCGCCGTGACCGCGGAGGCGGAGGTCATCATCAAGGCCGAGCTGGCCTCCTGCATCCTGTTCGACCAGCGCATCGACGCGGCCACGAAGCGCTTCAAGGCGCACGAGGTCGGCAGCATCACTCTGCAGGGCGAGACGGAACTCTCGCTGCTGCGCTCGCTGGGCCGGCAGCACGTCGGACGCATCGCGCGGACCCTCGGGGTCGACGTCATGCACGACGTGTTCTCCGGCGCCAGCCCATCCAGCAGCCAGTCGAACTGGCTGCTCGTCTGCTGAACCGCGGCGACAGCCGCTGAAAGAGAGAGACCGATGGATACCCCGAAGACCAAGTCCATGGGCACCGTCGACGCCGTGGAGAACGGCCTCACCGTCGACACCCTCGACATGTTCAAGTACGACAAGGTCGTGACGCTCGTGTCGTCCTCGTGGAACGGCACGGCGCACATCGAGATCTCGAACGACGGCACCAACTGGCTGCAGGAGGGTGCCGACGTGACCGGTGGCGTCGTCCGCATCCTCACCAGCCGGAGCCGGTACGTCCGCTTCCGCGCGTCGGTCCGCTCGGCCGGCTCGCTGATCGGGTCGCTCTACGGCGTCGAGACCGTGAACAACTAGCCATGGCCGCGATCCAGAGCACGCCGGTCCCACTCGCCGCGAGCATCGCCGCCGCGGCCCCGGTGGACGTGTCGATGTGGGATCGCAAGGCGGTCTTCTTCACCGGCGTCTTCACCGCGACCTACCAGGTCCAGATCTCGCCCGACATGGATCCCGCCACCACGGCGTGGTTCAACGAGGGCGCGGCGGTGAACGCCACCGGCACCGTCATCGAGATCACGAAGCCGTGCCGCCAGGTGCGGGTCAACACGACCGCCTTCACGTCGCAGGTCGGCGCTCGCTGCGTCCTCTCGGGCGTCGCCGCCGACTCGTAGCCTCGCCTAGCACCGCCCGGCCTGCCGGGGTTCGACTCCCCGGCGGTGCTCCACGGACGTCGCGCGTCGATGCGCTCTGGTGCCCTCCGGTGACAGAGGCGCGCGGCGTCCTTGACCTTCGAGGGACCCAATGCCCGGATCTGCTGTGCTCGATCCCGATGTCCTGGTCGACGACCTCATGGAGACCATCGACGAGCTGCGCCGGGAGATCCCCGTCGAGCTCGGCGCCCGCCAGTACCGGGCCTATCTCGTGCTCCGCCAGTGGACCGGCTCCGAGCGCGGCGAGGGCTCGTTCACCGACGCCGAGACCGAGATCACCCCGCCGCCGCTGGTCGAGTCGCTCAAGGGCACCGACCGGCTCTACTCCGCCGGCCTCGACGAGGCGGACGTGGTGCGGCTCAAGGAGATCAGCTTCTCGTACACCGAGGCCGAGCTCACCGGGCCGGAGCTCGACCGCAACCAGCAGTGGCTCGTGCGGCTGAAGGACGCCTACGGCCAGCAGATCCGCACGCGCGACTTCGTGCTGCAGGGCTCTCCCTGGCCGGACCGGATCAAAGACATCGGCTGGACCGTCAACCTCGTGCGCGCGCCCGACGTCGTGGAGGTCTGAGGTGGCGACGATCCGCATGACCCCCGAGGGCCTCGCGGTGGAGCTTCGCCGGCTGGCCAAGGCATCGCCGCAGGTGCTCGAGCGCGGGCTGAAGCGCGCGGCCCGCCGGGGCCAGGCACACATGCCGGGCAAGACGCCGACGGACCAGGGCCAGTTGCGCAACTCGTGGCGGGTCATCGAGGGCGCGGCCGGCGTGAGGTTGGAGAACGACGCACCCCACGCCGGCATCGTCGAGGCTGGCGCGAGGCCGCATCCCGTGAGCCGTGAGGGCATCGAGGCACTCACGGGCTGGGCGATGCGTAAGTTCGGCCTGCCCGCGGACGAGGCCGAGGGGCTGGCGTTCGCGATCGCGGCGCGCATCAAGAAGGAGGGCCAGGCGCCGACCTACTTCGTGCGCGCGGAGCTCGAGAAGCTCGCGTCGTTCGCCGGCGAGGCCGTGCTCGCCGAGCTCGCGAAGGAGGTGGCCCGGTGATCGTCCCCATCCGCAAGCACGCCCTCGTCGCGCTGGTGAAGGCGCTCGAGGACGCCTGCCCGACCCTGCGCGGCAAGATCACGTCGCACGCCGACCGCGACGAGAAGATGACCTACCCGAAGTGCGGCATCCGCGTGGTGCGCGCGCCGCTCAAGCGCTACCAGCGCCGCAAGGTCGCTCGCGTCGGCGGGGCGACCATCTGGGACTGCGGGCATTTCGAGGCCCTCGTGCAGCTGCGCCTCGGATGCTCGACGGACGCCCAGCGCACCCAGCTCGGCGAGCAGCTCGTCGGCGCCTTTCTCGGCGACGGCTCGGCGGCGGGGGCGCTGGTCACGCACGTTCCCGAGGTGCCGTCGCTGGAGGAGGGCGTCCCGGGCGCCACGGCCTGCTGGGAGCTCGACGAGGACGGCTGGCAGGACGAGATGGCCTTCAGCCAGCGCTGGTGGCAGACCCTGGTCATCACGGGGATGATCCCGGCACTGGTGAGGGTGGAGGGGCCGCTCGTCGAAACGGTCCGGCTGGACTTCGAGGACGGTGTGGCCGCGGCCGAGACCGTCTTCGTGCTTGAGGACGGCTCCATCAGCGAGACGAGCCCGCTGGAGTAGGGCCGGCAGGGTCGACCGCCAGGGTCGACGTCATGCCGAGCGTCCTGTTCAGCAACAATCCAGCCGACTGGGCGGCCCTGCCCGGCGTCTACATCTCCGAGCAGAATCCCCCGAGCGCGGTCCAGGGCGTGAACCTGAACCGCGTGATGGTCGCCGGCGCGACCGTTCGTGGCCCGGTGGACACGCCGGTCGACGTGACGTCGTTCGCGCGCTTCCTCGAGATCTTCGGCGGGCGCTCCAACGATGGCGGCGGCGCGCTGGTCAACGAGGTCTGGGAGTTCCTCCAGGGCAAGACCTTCGGTTACCCGCTCACCGTGGTCCGCGTGGCCGCGGCGGCGGCGGTCAAGGCGAGCTTCACCGTCGAGACGCTGGCGGACGGCTCGGGCACCCAGATCGCGCGCATCGATGCGTCGAGCGTGGGAACCTGGGGCAACGACGTCCAGTTCAAGATCGAGGCGGCCACCGACGGCACCGTCGGCAAGTTCAACCTGCGGCTGCGCTACCTGGGCCAGACCCGGCTCTGCGAGAACCTCGACCTCCGGGCCGGGACCGACAACTCGGCGACGGTGCTCGGCGACGACCTCGGCAACTGGATCACCATCACCAAGCTCGCCGACGGCACGCCGCTCACCACCGGCATGGCGGGCCTCGACGCCGACGGCTACATGAACCTCGGCGAGACGGTGGCCGACTTCGTGTCGGTCGCCGGGACCAACGGCACGATCGCCGACACCGACTACACGGCGGCAGGCAAGGCGATCGACCTGCTGGCCAACTACAAGGGCATCGCCTGCGCCTGCATCGCCAAGCGCTCGAACGCGACGCTCCTGGCCGCGATCAAGGCCAAGGCCGCGGCGGCGACCGACCGCCTCTTCCCGGTGTGGCACGGCACGCTGGGAAGCTCGGCGGCGACGGTCATCACCGACGTGGCCAACTACCGCGGCGACCGGGTGATCTACTGCTTCAATGACCCGTACATCACCGACCCCGAGACGGCCCAGGCGATCCAGGTGCCTCCGCACTCGTGGATGGCCTCGATCATCTCGCAGACCTTCGTGGACGTGCACGTGGGCGCCGAGCAGACCAAGGCGATCAACGTCGGCATCCGCAAGCTCACCCACGCCGGCCTGAGCCGCGCCGACTACGTGCTGCTCGAGGCGGCCGGCATCTGCGCGCTCGAGCGCGACGAGGACGGTGGCTTCGCGTTCGTCTCGGGGGTCAACACCGACCTCGACGCGGGCAAGCGGCAGATCGCGCGCCGTCGGCAGACCGACTTCATCCAGCTCTCGCTGGCGAGGGCCTCCAGGCCCTTCATCAAGGAGCCCAACACCCCTGAGCTCCGCGCCGAGTTGGCGACGCTCTACGCGGACTTCCTTGGCGGCTGGCAGCGCGCCGGCCGCATCGTGTCGAGCTACGTGCTCGACCAGGACTCGGTCAACACCGCGGCTCAGCGCGCGGCGGGCCAGGAGCAGATCTTCGTCGGGGTGGACCTCATCGCCCACATCCTCGGCCTCGTGGTGAAGACGCAGATCGGCTACGGCGTCGACACCTCGGACGCCGCGGCCTAAGGAGACGGACCCATGTCGAGCACCTCCAAGCGTGGCAAGGACGGCACCCTGTTCGTCTCCGACGAGACCGGGAAGCGCTACACCTTCCTGGTCAAGAACTTCACCGACTCGCCGCAGACCTCCATCGAGATGCGCGAGTACATCGGCAAGTCGACCCCGAGCGGCGACCCCGACTACAACGGCACCAACCTCACCTGGGACTGCGACGAGGACGACACCATGGTCGTCGACCTGCGCCAGTTCCTGCTCAAGCGCATGTACGACCGCCAGGCGCCCTACCGCTTCACGATCGCCTTCCGCGAGAAGGCCCGCAAGGCGGGCGTCAAGTCGGCGACGACCAGCTGGCCGGGCTGCGTGATGGTGCCCAAGGACAAGTCCGCGGGCGGCATGAAGGACACGATCGGCTCGTCGTGGGAGGCGTACTGCGACGCGGCCCCCGACCTCATCAAGCAGTCGTAGCCGTCCCGGCAGGGTCCACGCCCACCTTGAGCCCTCACCAGGAGGGCATCCTTGAGCGATCAGAACACCCCCGCGCCGACCGGCGCGGCCACCCTGCACATCCGCTTCCCGTTCCCCCAGGACCAGCGCAACAAGGCCGGCGCGCTCACCCAGCGCGGCGCCAAGATCCTCGGCCCCGGCGGCGAGCAGGCCGTGCTCACCGCCGTGGTGCGCGAGCTGGCCAAGGAGGACATCGAGAAGGCCGCGCTTCTCGCCTCCCAGGACGGCGGCAACTTCCTCATGGCCAAGCTCGCCTTGGCCACGGTGAAGGTCAACGACCAGCCGCTCGTGACCGGGGACCTCAAGGGGTGGAACAGCGTGGCCATCGAGTGGCTCACTCGGTGTTTCAACACGCTGAACGCCGTCCCCGAGGACATCGCGGAGGATCTCATGGGCAAGGGGGAAGTCGTCCCGGCGTAGAGGACGACGAGGACCGCGGCCCTGCCGCGCTCTACCGCCGGGTGAGGCGCTCCCTTCTCGAGGAGTACGTCTGGGTCTCGCGCCACGTGACCCTGGACGAGTACCGACGCCTGCCGATCCGCGAGGCGGCCATCCTCCAGGCCGCGGCCAAGCGCCAGCGTGAGGTGTTGCTCGCGGCCAACCCCTTCGCCGGCGGCGACGACTAGGCAGCGTCGGGGCCGACCTTGGCGCATGGCCGAGGGAGTGACCTACGCGGTCGACGTCGTCTTCAAGGGCAAGGACGCCGGTGCCAGCAAGGCGATCGGCGACGTCGCCAAGCACGCCGCCGTCGGCGCGCGCAAGGTCCGCGACTTCAGCGGCTCGCTGCTCTACAAGCGCGATGCGCTGAAAGACATGTCGAAACACCTGCAGGTCGGCGCGCGCCGGCAGCGGGACTTCTCGTCGGCCCTCCACGGCACGATGGCCCGGAACCGCACCGACCAGATCAAGCGCTGGTTCGGCTCCATCCGCGAGGGCGCCAAGGGCGCGCAGAGCCCGCTCGGTGGTCTCGCCGGCATGCTGGGCGGTGTTGCCGCGGGCGTGGGCATCTTCGGCGCGCTCGCGTTGGGCAAGAGCGCGTTCATCGACTTCAACAACTCGGTGGAGATGTCGACGATCAGCCTGGCGGCGCAGGAGAAGATGCTCCTCGGCGGGCGGTGGTCGACGGCGATGACCAACGCCAAGGGCCTCTTCGAGGACTACCAGAAGGTCGCGGCCAAGAGCATCGGCGAGACGACCGACTACCTCGACATGCACAAGGGCATCGCGTCCTCGGCCTACCAGGCCGGCCTGGGCATGAAGGAGCTCAAGGAGATGACCATCGGCGCGACCGTCGCCGCCATCGCCCTGGGCGAGCGGGCGGACATGGTCTCGCTCGACATCAAGCAGATGCTTGCCGGCGACGTCACGTCGCGCGACCGCACGGCGCAGATCCTCCTCGCCTCGCAGGGCGTGAGTCAGTCCGCCTTCAACGCCATGAAGGCCAAGGACCGCAATCGGATCGTCATGAGCGCGCTGAACGACCCGGCGCTCAAGGAGGCGGCCAAGGCCTACGGCAACTCGTTCGCCGGCGCTCTGTCCGCCTTCCAGGACAACCTCAAGATCACGCTGGGCAAGATCGGCAAGCCGCTGTTCCAGGCGATAACGAAGGAGCTCCAGCGCTGGAACCAGTGGGTCGAGAAGAACCCCGACAAGATCGCCAAGTTCGCGAACGACTTCAAGAACGCGCTGATCGACGGGTTCAAGGCGGTCAAGGACGCGATGTCCTGGATCGTCGAGAACAAGGGGCTCCTGCTGAAGCTCGCCGAGGCCGCACTGGTCATGAAGGGCGCGTCCATGGCCGGGGGGCTGCTCAAGGCGGCGGCCGGTGCGGGCCCCATGGGCGCGATGGGGCGGGGGGCTGCCGCGGCGGGGGTGGGCCACTTCCTCGGGCTCGATGGCTGGCAGTCGGCGGTGGTCGGAGCGTCGGCGGCGGTCGGCGGGCTGGGCACGGCAGCGGCGGCGGCGGCACTGGGGCTCCAGGGCGTGGCCGACTACTACGACAAGCGCCAGAGCCGCGAGATGGTCCACGCGGCCGATGGCTCCGTGCTCCGCTCGAACATCAGCCGCTTCAAGAGCGGGCTCGGCGCCGGCTTCGATATGCGGGACCCGGACCGGGCCTCGCGCTCGGCCATGCAGGTGCTGCGCGCGGCCGGCGACGCCGGGGTCTATGGCAAAGGCGGCATCAATCGCGAGGCCGCCTACCGCGCCATGTACGGCGACGTCGGCACCGCCATGATGCTGAGCAACGGCGGGGCGGGCACGCCCGAGGCCGAGGCGCTGATCTCCGATGTCCGCCTCGCCCTGAGCGAGTTCACTCCGACTCTCTCGCAGGTGAAGCACGCGGCCAAGGGTGCGCACGCCGACCTCTCGACGTTCGCGAGTGGCTTTGCGAGGATCTGGAATGACCCGCTCTACGGCGGCGGTCTTGCCGGCATCCTCGGACGCATGGGCGCGCTGCTCCCCGCCGACGCCGCAAAGAAGCCGGGGGGCAACGACAAGCCACTTGAGATCAAGATGCCCATCACCGTGGTCTCGCAGGACCCCGACCGCTTCGCCGTGGCCCTGAACAAGGCGGCCCGCCGGCTGGCAACCAACCCCCGCGCAGCCCGGCGAGCTCTCCGCGAGGGCGTCTAGGCAGCGTCGGGACCGACGGTAGGCCGTGGCCTTCATCATCACCGAGATCGCCGAGGCCGGCGCGGTCCCGGGCGGACCCGCACGCTTCGAGTGGACCACCGAGAACCGCGCCATCCCCGAGCGCCCGTGGACGTTCGGCACGGCCGTCCGCCACAAGCGCACCGACTACGCCGGCGGGGACGAGCCGACGATCCAGGTCTTCGGCCCGAACGGCAAGCCCCAGCAGCTCACCGGTCGGTGGGACGACCGCTTCGGCGGGCCTGGCTTCGCGCGCGGGCAGCGGCGCGCCTTCAATGATCTCGTGCGTCGGACCAACAAGGTCCGCATCGAGTTCCAGGGTCTCGCCTGGACCGGGATGATCGTCGACGTCGACTACCCCTACGACTTCGACTCGAAGATCGGCTACTCGTTCACCTTCGAGCCGATGGTCGAAGAGGACGCGGCCCCGCTCCGCACCACCGACAACACCAACCGGCCGATGTCGGTGACCGCGATCGTGGCGGACGTTGCGGCGGCGCTCGACGACATCAGCCGGACGCTCCGGGGGGTGGATCCCGACACCGGCCTGCCGCTCCCCGAGGTGCCGAAGCCGGCGCTCGCGCTGGACAGCCGGAGCGCCCTCGACGCGACGCTGGACGACATCGACGCGGCGTTCGCCGAGATCGACGCCGTGCGCCAGCAGCGGCTCGTGGCGCCCGGCGAGGAGGCCCGGCTGTCGGTCATGCGCTGCGCCCAGCTCTTCGGCCAGATGCGCTCGCAGGTGACCCGGACGCTCGACGTGCTCGTCACCTGGCGCTCGGACGCCCAGCTCGCGACCCGCACGGCGAAGGACTCGCTCAACTTCGACGACTTCCGCACCTCGCTGGGATTCCAGCTGCGCCTGCTCGGTCTGCGGTGCTTCAACAGCCAGCGCGAGCTCGAGCGGCGCGCCGAGCCCTCGGCGGACGCCATCTACGTGCCGCGCGAGGGCGAACACCTCTACTCGATCAGCCTGAAGTTCTTCGGCACGAAGGACCAGTGGCGATCGATCATGCTGCGCAACCACCTCGCCGGCCCGGTCATGACGGGTGACGAGCTCCTGGTGATCCCGGGTGCCGGCGACGCCGTGACCGCGTGACGTTTCTCGTCCGCAAGCCCCCGGGCTCGGCGCCCGAGTCGAAGATCTTCTACCCGCGCGCGCTGGTGGTCCTCACGGTGACGATGGATACCCTGCGCGAGCTCGGCCCGGTGCCGCGCTCGAAGTTCGGCGGGGCGCTCTTCGATCCCAACGCCGGCCGGGTGTTCACCGTGGCCGTGCCGCCGTCGAGCATGCGCGTCACCCGCAACTCGTACCGCGAGCCGGATGGGTTCGAGGCCGAGATGGACATCCGCGCGTGCCCGCTCACGCCCAAGCAGATCCGGGCCTGCAACGTCTCGGCGCTGCTGTGGTCCTCGCCGGTGGATGGCCCGCCGGTGGACGCGGTGGGCAACTTCACCGAGCGACCGATCTTCGAGGGCCTCGTCGACGAGGTGACCGCCAGCTACGAGGACGGCGGCCACGCCCTGCGCATCTCGGGGCAGGACTACACCGCGCTGTTCAGCCGGCGGCAGTGGGACCCGCGGAGGCGCGCCCCAGCCGGCAAGCGGCTCGACCAGCACCTCACCGACCTCATCGCCGAGGGCCAGGTCGGCGGCGCCGGCGACATGCGTCTGCGCGTCGAGCCCGAGTCGCTGCGCGCCCATCTGCCCATCGTCGGGGCCAAGGCGGTGCGCACGAACAAGAAGGGCAAGCCCGTCGTCGAGAAGTCGTCGTGGTGGGATGTCATGTACGAGATGGCCATCGGCGAGGCGTTTATCCTGTTCGTCGAGGGGACCGATGTCGTGCTCACCCGCCCGCAGGTGCTCCACGAGAGCCGCGGCGGCGACGCCCAGCGGCTCAGCGACCTCACGGCGCTGTCGAAGCGCGGGCCGCAGCGCCCGGTCTACTCGTTCGCCTGGGGCCGGAACCTCGCCAGGCTCGAGGTGCAGAGAAACTTCGGCAAGGAGGTCCAGCCGATCATCGAGGTCCTCGGCCACGACCAGCGGGGCAACAAGCTGGTCGTTCGCTACCCCCGCAAGGGGGAGAAGGCCCCCGTAGGCGTCGGGACGGACCGGGATCGCGTCGAGCAGGCCGTCATGGACGGCGCGGCCAGCGAGTCGACCCTCCGCGAGTACGCCCGCATGCTCTACGAGCTGCGCGCCAAGGGCGAGCAGAGCCTGGCCTTCGGCACCGACGACCTCACCGACCTGAACGGGTTCAGCGTGCTCGGGATGCGCGCCGGCGACGCGGCGGCGATCGACATCGACGTGTTCAACACCGAGGAGCTGCTCCGGCTCGACGAGGGTACCCGGCGCGAGCGGCTCGCCGCGGCGGGGTTCGAGGGCGACGCCCCCGACTACATCGCCAGGAACATGGACGTGGTCGACCAACTCAAGGGCCCGTTCCGTGTGCGCGAGGTCGGGATCGACTTCTCCGCCGACCAGGGCGTGTCCATCGACGTGGAGTGCCAGGAGTTTGTTCGCCTGGGACAGGAGCCCGGCTAGGGCAGCGTCGGGGCCGACGGTAGGCCGTGGCCCGCCGCGCGCGCACCAACACGACGTTCGCCTGCTGGTACTTCGAGGAGACGACGCACGGTCTGCATATGACCGTGAACGACATCGGCCCGAACGCGCGTCACATGACAGCAGCGACGATTGCCAACTCGCCTCCCGTCATCGACGCGCTGAACAGCAACGACGAGCCTGTGTCGTACGCGCGCTACCACCACACGTCCGGCGATTACGTGCGTCGGACGACTGGCGACGGTGCTGATGCGACTGCGCTGCTCGGCGACATCACCATCATGGCGTTCGTCAAGATTCCGACGACGCCTGGCGCTACGTGCACACTGGGCGGCTACGGTGCGGATGGCGATACATCTTCGACGACGAACCAGCTCGCCATAATGCGTTTCGACACGAGCCGCTTTCAGCAGGAGTTCCACGAGTTCGGCGCGACCGGTACGAACGTGCTCGTGCAGCAAGCGGCCGGTAGCCCTCTTCCTGGCAACGAGTGGTGTCACGTTGCTCAGCGCATCGACCGTACGGCACGCACGATTGAGTTTTTCTTGAACGGCGTTCTTCAGGACACCGTTGTCTACGCCACCAACCCGACTGGCGGCACGGCCAGCAACTGGGTGCTCGGTCGTGACCAACCGGGCGGCTCTGGAACGTTCTACGCCGGCGGTGCGTGGAAGTCGTTCACGGTTATCCAGGGCAAGGCGTCGAACGGAGAGATCACGGCTGCGGCAGCGCTGCTCGCCACGACCATGCACCACACGACGAGCATGTTCGCCGGCACCACGATCGTGAACTTTCCAGGCAATGAAGCGCCCGACGCTCGTGAAGAGGTTCGTGGTCTTCACGGCATCGCCACGGTGACCAGCATCGTTCCGAATGTGCCGTGGGCGGCGGCCGGCGACCGGGCGAAGTTCTGGCCCAACTCGGCGAGCCAGGAGATCCGCTGCGGCGTCATCGGCGACGCCAACAACCTCGCCCTATGCGCGCTGCTGAAGGGCCCGTGGACGTGGGCGACCAGCTTCCGGCTGCACGACTCGAACGCCGCGGGTCGCAACGGGCTCCTCTGCTACAACGACCCCGGCATCGACACGCCCCCGGGGAACGAGAACTTCTCGCTCATCGAGTTGCGCAACTCGGTGGACCTCTACTGGTGGCACGAGAACGGCAACGGTCTCGACAACACCGTCAACATCGCGGGCGTGATCGCGGGGGCCAACCGCTACGGCATCCGCCACCTCGTGATCA